ATTGGTTGGCGGCTGTTCTTGCACGGCTTCCACCCCATGAACTTGTGAATAAGGCAATAGACCTTGCCATAGAGTATCAGGCTAAGTCTATTATTGTTGAGACGGTGGCCTTTCAGAAAGCCTTGAAGTACCACCTTCGGGATAGGATGGCAGAACTTGGTGTGAACTTTGGTTTGGTGGAGTTCTCCTCAAGAGTAAAGAAAGAGGTTCGCATATATGCTATGCAACCACTCTTTGAAAACGGACGTATCTTCTTCTGCGAGGGCCTCCCCGCGAAGGTAGTAGATCAGCTTAAGGCCTTTCCTCATGGCAGGCTGGTGGATGGAATAGACAGCTTTTCCATGCACATGAAAGCCTACAATAGCGCGAAGAGGATTGTGGAAGACGGTGCTCCCGCCGTCGCCAACCGGGAGAACTCTTTCATGGCTGTTATAGAGGAGCTACGAAACAAGTTTGGGCGGAAGGAAGAGGATAGCCTTATACTAGAAGAGACTGGAATGCAGACTGGGCTGGCCGGAGACGGAGCTTTTCCTCATCTTAAAAGCCTCTTCTGAGGGTAGTATCGGCAACCAGAGGCATACCTTCTAACCACTAGCTTACACGGAGAAGAGGCCGCGGAGCGGCCCTAGGCGGAGCGAAGCGGAGCTAAGAACCTCACATTTTTGGAGTCCTGATGAAAAAGTTATTCTGTCTTGTTTCTATGTTGTTGGTCTCTCTTGTTCTTGCAGGAGAGAACTATAAGGTGGAGGAGTTTACGTATGTTGGTACTAATGGGAATCTTTCCATCACCAATAAGAATTATGCTCGTGTACCCGTTCGCTTTAGTGAGTTGGCAGTCAATTTTAATATCGCTGTTGGTACTAACTTTGATTGCCTTATTATTTCTAGCAGCGGATTGACGAACTATGCTTTTCGGGCGTTCTCTAACACTAACCGCCTTTACTATGTCTCTACCGCAACGCCGTGGCTTACCTATAATGACGTTGTACGCTATGCGTTTGGTACGAATCGTGATCCGGCGCAACCTTATACTAACCTCTTCCGTTATACTGTGGAGTGGTAATGCAAAATTTCGTTGACAGGTCACTCTTCAAAACTCGTGGGGCATCTACTGACGAACTTACAAGGAGACTTGATATGCTCGCCAGTCAGATCTATATGACCCTAGAGTCTATTAAGAGTGACCTGTCGACCCTCTCTTCTGCTAATGGGGATAAATATTCTGGTACTGTGTATGCTGTCGATACCGAGGGTAATACTGTCTCTCTTTTGGTTGAGTCAGGTGTGGTTAAATCTGTTTCTAGAACATGAAAATCTTACCTTTTTTGCTTTTTCCTTTTGTTGCAGTTGCCGCACCTGAGATCATTACGTTAGATAAGGCAACTAATGGTGTGCTTCCTTTTGTTGCTGTTAGTAACATGATCCCTGCTCGCAGTAACCATTTAGTTACCTCTTGGCATCTTAATCAAACGACCGGCACTCTATTTTCGGTTGTTACCGGTTCTAGTGCTCTTGCATTTCTTCATACTACAAACTATATTAAGGGAGAGACAAATACATTAAACCTTAAGATTGATGGTCTTTCAAACTCTGTTGTTGTTATCACCAACGATCTTCAAGGACAGATACTCTCCCAGAGCAATCGTATTACTGGAGTTTCTAACTACGTCGTTAGCATTACTGATGACTATGTTAGGACTAATCACACATTAGCCATTAATGGTATTGTTGGTAACTTCGATAGCAATTTAAGTTATACAATTCCAGTTGGTGCGTTAGTAGGTACAACCAATTACATTGATGCTGGTAACTTGGCTAATAGTAATCATGCCATACAAGCAACAAATGACCTTTTCCAAACAATAACAAATAGCCTTGATGTTAGATTAATGCAGGTAACTAATTTAACTGTTAGGAGTGGCGCTACTATTGTTGGTAATTCATTAATAACAAATGGTAGTCTTCGTGTTTATTCTTCCGCTGGAAGTGGAACTCCTGATTTTCAGATTGGAAGATATGATAATCTAATTGGTTTTGGTTTTAATGCCAAGAATGAAAGTACACAACCAATAGCTAACAATCCTTGGTTTCGTATTACTGGTGGGGCTAATGATGGGTTAGTACTCAACCCCGGTAATGATGGTGCTTTTATCCTATTCGGACAAGATAAGTATGCTACTGTTGCAATAAAGAATAAGTTAGGTATTAATACTTTAACCCCTACAGCAGGATATGATTTTGATGTAAATGGTTCTGGTTATATAAGGACTAACTTAATAGTTATAGGTAAATTGAACGTAAATACTAACTCAACGTCAGGTAAATTTGTTGTGCGGGGTGATACTGACGCTGCTGCATCTGATAGTGATAATATAATTGCTGCATACGCTAATAACGGTACTTTAGGTATGGCTATACGGTATAACGGCTTATATGCATTAGGTAGTTCCGCAAATGCTCCTGTTTTGCTGTTTCCAAAAGGTAGTGGTAAGACTGTATTATCAAGTAATAATCTAGTTTACGTTGGTGATACTGGCACTCGTATGTACATCAAGGGCTTGCGTATGGGCGGTGCAGATACAGATAATACCATTTATAATGAGAATAGACCCATTAATATAACAGCTAATAATGCAGCTATTAGTTTAGGTTCGCAAATATCGGCTAAACATTTATTAGTTAATACTTCTGGTGATGTTATCTGCTCAGGTACTATAACCAGTAAAAATCTAGTCGTCACAAATATGATTTATGGAGACCGTACATTATTGACTTTTGGTAAAACTTCTGGTGGTATTACAAACTTCTATGCTGGTTATGCTGCTGTTTCTACATCCACAAATGCATCATTAATAGCAATTCGTAATGGATCAGTTATTGGCATGTCTACAAGATTATATGTAAATGGGGTGACAACACCCGGAGATATCTGGTGTGAGGTTTGGATTGAAGATACTGTTGCTTTATCAAATAAGGTAGCCATTAGTGGTACTGGTTGGTATAGCTGTATTGCAACAACTAATCGTAATGTTTATCCATTTGTTGCAGGTGATGTATTAACCGTCTATCACCGCTATGTTGGATTTGCTGGTAGTGTTGGACAATGCTACGATTCAATTGAGATTGTCAATGATAATTAAGGATTCTATGTCTTTCATTAATCGTTACATATTCATTCCAAGTCTTCGTACGCTCTATCTCTCTGTGGTACTCTTTCTCATATCTGGACTAGGAACAGTAACCCTCCTAGCCCAGACAAGGGAAGCCATAGAGGGGATAGATCAGCTCTCTGATAAGCTGGTCGATATGTCAACAATAAAGCTCTTTGCCTTCATAACAATTGTAGCTCTCCTCTTTTCCGCTTGGACCTATTATATGTTCTGTAAAACCATCTTTCGTATCGCCAATGAGCTTCACGAACGTCCCTGCTGGTATAAGGTCTCTCAAGGAGAACGTCGATGAAAAAGATTCTCATAACCCTCCTGCTCTCTTGGCTCAAAGATCGTTTCTCTAAGAAGGAAAAGAAGCAATGATCCTCGGTCAGTTTTCTCATACAACTCCAGACTTTCGCTGGCTAGGAAAACGGGAGTATCTCTTTTTAGACACCCCCCACAATCACCGTTTCCATTATATTACCTCTACTGGTGTGTATGTAAAACCTTGCTGTCCCTTTACTTTTGATATGGCTTCTATCCCTTGGATATTTATCCGCCTTTTTCCTCGGGATGAGTTTGCTCCCTGTGCTCTTCTCCATGATTTTATGGTAAACTACGCTACCTTATCCACTGGTGGTTTACCTTGCACCTGCGACGATGCTAATTGGATTTTCTTTGATAGTATAAAGACGCTATGTAAAACTGATGAACGTTATAAGTATCGTCTTTGGAAGGCTTACCCACAATATCTTGGTGTTACCCTTGGTTGTTGGTGGACCTGGAATTCTCATAATGATGGCCGGGAAAAGTGTTTCCCCTATTTTCCTAGGAGTAAATAATGGATACCGTTAAGCGTGACAGTAAAGAGTGGTGGATGCAACAGATTCAAAAGGGTCTTGAATGGAGAAAGAAGAAGGCCCGTGAGGATCGTTGGAATGACATTCAGATGTATTATGAGCATCAGTTTGCTGACCCCCGGCAACCTAACTTTAACCTTATCTACATGCTGGCCAACGCTCTTGTTCCTGCCCTAGTCTTCCAAAGCCCTCACATCACGAACACTGCTCGTCGCCCAGAATATCAATATTGGGCTCAGTTCTTTGATGGTGTTGATAATTGGCTTCTTGATGAAATGGAGATCGCCAGCATCCTCAAGCAGGCGGTGTTACATGGCTTTCTTTTTAATACCTTTGCTTTAAAACTTGGTTATGATTTTGTGGAAGGTGCCCCAAACACGGATGGCATGGTCTTTGAATCTATCCCTGGTTGTATAGACCGCACTCGTAAGACTAACCGTCCTTGGGTGGACCTTATAACTCCTGACCGTCTTGTTGTTGCTCCTGGGACTAAATCTGTTCGCAATTGTCCTTGGGCAGCCATCTCTTATACCATTCCTGTTTCACAGATGAAGGCTCTTGGATATAAGAAGGTTAAGGCTACCCACGTCCCGGATCAGATTGCTCGTATTGAGGGCAATAAGTGGACTGAGACTATGGGTGATGAGTTTGGCTATGTCTCCTTCTGGGAGGTACACAACGCAGAAGATCAAACTTGGTTTTGCCTTGATACTAACGGAAACGTTATTCAGGACCGGGAAGAAGATCCCTGTCAGGTGGATGGGCTCCCTCTGGAGATCCTGTCCTTTAATCCTGGGGTCTCTAGTATCTGGGGCACTCCGGACTCCCTTTACGTTGAAACTCAGATGCTTGAAGGAAACGAGTGTAGGCAAGACGGGCGCTTTCAGCGGAAGATTGCAAACCTTAAATTCCTCTTTGATCGTGAACTGCTTACAAAAGAGGATGTTGACAAGATTCTTACTGGTCCGGTAACCACTGCCGTTGGGGTGCAACTTCCGGATGATAAGAAGCTTGGAGACTGCATTATACCCTTCCAGCCTAGTATCAACACTGGCTATCTAGAGTATCAGAAAGCAATGCTTAATGATGCTCAGCTCCTTTCTGGTGTCGGCCCTAATCAGTTTGGTACCTTTGCTCCTGGCCGTCGCACAAAATACGAAACGCAGGTTGTAGAGGAACGCAACCTTCTTCGTACCGGTGCTCGCCGGCAGGAGATAGCTGATGCAGTTGCCTATCTCGTCTATAAGATTAATCGCCTTATCGTGAATAACTGGAAGGCTCCTGTTGTTGCTAAGGTTATCGGTGCTGATGCTGCTGTTCGCTGGGTACGGGCTCTCCCATCAGAGTTCTCAGAAATCTCAAGTAACCTTGTTACAAAAGTGAATGTTGAGAGTATGACACCCGTCTCTAAGGATGCTCGTAGGCAAGAGATGATTCAGGTTTTGCAGATCCTCACTAAGATGCAAGGTGTGAATATCATGCCTATCCTAAACTCTTTCCTTAGTAGTTTTAACTGGGCGGACATTACCCAGGTACTTCCTGAGGTGAATCAGTCACCTATGAACATGCAGGAGTATGGAGCACAACAGCAACAACTTATGAATAACCCCCGCTTAGGTGGAATGATTCAACAGAATCTTGGTGGTATGAATCAGCTAATTGGACGATTGCCAGAAGGAGGACAAGCAAATGCTGGGTAAGATGACTATTCATTATGATGGAGACAAGTTGCCTCGGATTGAGTTTGAGGGGGAGATTCCCTTTCGACTGATCAATGCAACTGTTCAGCAGATCCGTCTCCAGTATACGACGCGTTACGTTGTTGAAAAACGTAAAGCTGAGGAGAAGGCCATTGCTGATAAGAAACGTTCTGATGAAGCTCAAGCTAAGTTGAAAGATGCTGTCAAAGATATGCAAGCTGGGAAACCCCCGGCAGCCACCCCTGTCGCTAAGCCTGTGAAGTAATCTAATAAGGAGTTGGATATGCCAGAAGAAAAGAAACAGTTGACCTACGAAGAGTTGATGGAGCAGCTAAAAGATCCCAGTATCCTCCACGCCCTTGCTGCAAAGCATGGTATGCGGATGGTGAAGGAAGGGGAACAACAGAAAGAGGAAGTTCCGCCGCCCAAAAAGGTCAAGGAACGTCCGAAGCTTGTAGTTCCTGAGGATGCTGAGATTCGGGATGTCATTGCTGCAATAGCAAAGCATTCTGAGGATCTTTCTGCTTATTATGAAGAGCTTCTGCAATCCAAGTCCGATGAAGTTCGTGGGGAGATTAAGCAGACGGAAGAACAGCGGCTACTTAAGGAAGTTCGTGAATTTGCAGCTAAACATAAAGACTTTGATAGCTTGGTTCCCATTATTCAGCCTCTTGTGTCTAGTGGCAAGTACCAGCTTGAGGAAGCCTACAATCTTGCCAGGAAAGCTAAGGGTCTCCCGGAAGAGAAGCCCGCCAACGAGCAGCATCCTCTGAAACGGAAGCCATCGTCATTTAGTACTGCTGACGAGGGTGGTGAACGCAGTACCGAGTTGAAGCCTAAAGTTACGAGCATTAGAGATGCCGCTAAGAACAACTTGAGCAAAATACTTGCGGACTTCCCGGACGGAGAAAAGGCTCTGTCAGAGGATCCGGAAGTTGAAGATCCTGAGGTGAAAAATGGCTCCGAACAGTAAACAGGTTATCATTGATAACCTCGTCACGACTACTTGGTATGATGTGCGTAAGCAGTTGATCGATCAGGTGTTTGCGATTACTCCTTTCTACGACAAGATGGTTGCTGGTGGTCGTATTAAGAGTCGCGCTCCTGAGGGTACGCACTGGGAGATTCCTATTCAGTATGCGAAGCAGGACCAGAACCGGACTTGGTTCGGTGAAGGTGCTACTTTCGGCACTGAGGAGAAGGAAGATAAGACCACCCTCATCTACAATATTCGGTACTGTGGTACGAATATCGTGCGTAAGTGGGTGCTGGAACAGAAGAACCGTGGTAAGGCTAAGATCCTTGACTATGTGGACACGATTGTCCAGAATACCAAGGACAGCCTGATTGACGGGTTTGAAACGGATATGCTTGCGCAGAACGCGGACCCTCTGTCCATGACTGCCCTGCCTACCCTGCTCCCTACCGACAAGACCTCTGGTTCTGTTGGTGGGTTGGCCCGCTCGACGAATGACTTCCTCCAGCATAATACGTTTGACTTCGCTGGTAAGACGACGGGCACGTCCCTGATTCCTGCCATGACGAAGATGTATAATGATTGCTCACGTTGGAAGAGTGGCTCTAAACGGTCTCCGGATATTATCCTGACGACCCAGGCTATCTATGAGGACTATGAAGCTATTGCCGAAAACCTGCGGAATATCCCTTCCAATGAGTCGGGACGTGCTTCGCTGGGATTCGGTAATCTCATGTTCAAGAACACTGAAATCTTCTGGGCGCCTAACTGCCCTACGGGATGTATGTACTTCTTGAATACTGAGAACCTGGAGTTCTCGTATGATCCTGCCGTCTGGTTTATGATGACCGAGTGGAAGACTCCCGCTAACAGCCTTGATCGTATGGCTCAGGTTGTCTGTGCGTGCAACATGACGTGCAACAACTTCCGTAAGCAAGGTTTAATCTACAACATTACTGCTACGGGTGCCTAAGCTAATTATGGGGAACCTGGGTGAGTGCTCAGGTTCCCCTGCTCTAAGCGCAAGCCAATGCGCCGAAAAATGTCGATGACAAGGAGTTTGTTATGTCTATGCAAGCTGATATTGGTGTTGGTAGTGTGTTCAAAGGGGTCATTCGTCAGGGAGATCAGGAGTTCGCTCAGGGGCGAGTTCCTCGTCTTGGTACGAAAGTCCGCTTTCAGGATGGTCGGGAGTTTGTGTTCTGCTCCAGTATCGTCTCTCATGCTGCTGGTGTCCTTAAAGGGATGGCTGCTACGAGTGGGGAAATTGCTGGTACTACCGGAGCGGCTGGGGCTATTGGTGCTACGTCCATCACGTTGATGACGAGTACGCTTGCCGCTAATCTGTATCAGGATGGCTATGTTCTGTTTACGGATGACACCGGTGAAGGTTATACGTATAGGATCAAGACCCACACTGCTGGAACTACGACTGTTGGTGCTGTGTTCCAGTTGTATGATCCCTTGATCGTTGCGATTGACGATACCACCGACTTCGTTCTGGTTCAGCATCCCTGTGCGAATGTCATTGAGAATACGGCTACTACGATCCCTGTTGGGGTTACGCTTGGTGCGTTTACCTACTCCAGCGCGACTGGTCCTGGGTACTTCTGGGTTCAGACCAAAGGTCCGTGCACGATCGCTGGTACGGGTACGACGGGTAAGCCCGTGGATGCTGGTGCTGCTGGTGTTGTGGCTCTTAAGGCTTCCAACGAGACCAACACCGTTGGTATCTGTCTGATCACCAATACGGATGGTCAAGCCTCGGTCTGGCTGAACCTCAACAACGTCTAAGAGGGAACCATGAAGAAAGCCATCATCGGCTTCTCCATCTTCCTGATTGCCGGATTTGTTCTTGCTGGCATGGACACTAACCGTGTTCCTGTTGGCACGAACTCGTTCGTCTCTCTTCCGGGAAGTATGGATTGGCCTGCCGGAAAACGTCATATCAACAACCAGTTTTCTACCCTGAACGCTGGTTTCCTCACCAACGCCACCTGGAACTTCCAGTATGGCAAGGTGACCAACAATGGAGCTATTACCTTCACCAAGGCGTATAGCTCCGCCCCAGCAGTCGTCGTGACCTGGGATGCAGTTCGTAGCGCTAATGCTGGTCTTGTAACCAACGCCATTACGGTGTTCTCCCACCCGACAGTCTTTACGGCTGTCTGTTCGACGGTGGTTGCCACTGATATGTGGTGGATGGCTATTGGTCCTTGCTCTCCGTAAACTAGGAGAGCGGTAAAAGCTACCGACCTATGCTTGACAGCCCGGAGAGACGGGCAATCTTTTCCAGCCAGAGGATTATCTGGCAACCAGAGAAGTCTCGACGGAGAGATTTCTACTTTCGGAGCTAAGAAGCGAGCGAAGCGAGCGTCCCCGGAGCGAAGCGACGGCACGCAAGGAGCGTTATGGCCAAGACCTTACAAAACTTTATAGATGCTGTAACAGGGCATCTTGGAAACCGTTCTGGTGGTATGATCGGAACACAGAGTATGGCGGATAGTATTACATCTTCTGTTAATAATGGGATCTCTAAGATTGCTAAGAAGTATCGCCTTCCTGTACTTGATCGGGTTCTCTATATCCCTGTCACTGCTGGCACAGTCTCATATGATATTCCTCTTTTAGATCTGAACAATAACCCTATTCGGGTAAGGAACTTTCTTAATTTTGTATATGTAAATGATTCTGGTGATGGGTACCCGCTCACCAAGCTTTCTCCAAATAGGTTTGATACAGTTTTCCCACCCAGAAGTAGTACGAATTCTGGAACTCCTGTATATTACAGTATTTTTGCTAATACGATTCGGTTGTACCCAACTCCAGATGTCTCTGGTTCTTTGAATATAAAAGCTACTATTTGGCCTGAGAGCATCTCAAATTTAGCGGATGTTAGTCCTCTTGGCCAGGAGTGGGATGATGCTATCGAGGAGTATGCTACATCTGAATGTTTTGCTAAGTTACAGCAATCTCTTGATGCCAAGCTCTGGATGGGTGTGTATGAAAAGACTCTTCGTGAAACTCAATATGCTTTTTCAGAAGAGCCTGATCACGTCCCGAGCCTTCCATCAGCTTCTGCTGAGTTTGTCGCTGGTGAACCTGTGAATAACCCTTTTGTGAATAGGTGGAACTAATGTCTACTTTTGCTTATACTTTTGACGAGAATGTCCCGTTGGGTAGTGCTCTTGCCAACACTGCGGATGACACCATTCGTAATGATAAAGCTGCTATTGCTGAACGGCTTGCCCTTGAACACTATTTTCCTGGGAGTTCCCCTGCTGGTGGTAACAGTGCTCTTGCAGATGCGGCAGGGCGTCACATTCCTGGTAAGGTGTCTGCTGTTGCACTTTCTGGGTCAGCGCCATCTCCTGTTCCTCCGTCTGGTGCTCTCTGGTATGATACTACGAATTCTATTTTATACATTTCTAATGGTACGAACTGGACTACATATTCTGTGCAATCCCCTCCGTCTGTCGTCCCTAATAATTATTACTTTGTTGGGTATGCAACCTCTTACCCAAGTGGTGGTCGTGCTTTATATACAGCGATAGCAGAAGCTGGTGGCTTGTATTCCCTCTCTGGTTCTGGCATTGGTTTTACATTTAATGTTCCTGTTAGCGGGGTATACCTTATAACACATACGTTGAATGTTATTTTTGCTTACGTTCATACTTATGCGCGTTGTGCAATGAATTTTATTGTATATAAAAGTAATGGCATTTTTTACTATGGTCCTATTTTTAGTCAAAATCATTATGGAACAAGTGGGACTGTCGGGCAGATGAATGGGGGATCTGCATCTTTTGCTATGGCACTTCCTTTGTATGCTGGTGAGACATGGAGGATTCAGCCTTATATCTCAACGAATGGTGTTGGCGGGGCTTCTGTTACTATTTCAGAGAATTATGCTAATATCATTACCTACTCTTTAGTTCGTCAATTAACTTGAGGTTTTATGCCTACGTATACTACTGAATTTTCAACTAGTACACCGACAACGATTAATCGCGGTTCTGAACTCCCAGAGTATCTTTGTAATGGGAAGGCCTCTCTTGATGAACGGTACTCTCTTGAACATGAGAGTCTTGCAGCGAATTCTGGGGATATTATTGAGTCACAGGCTCGTCATATTCCCGGTAAAGTCTCTTGTGTTCGAATCTCTTCTACCGCACCTACTGAGAGCACGGCTGGGTCTTTGTGGTATGATACAGCACTTAATCAGTTAAAAATTTATAGTGGTAGCTCTTGGTCTTACGTTATGGAAAAGGGGACACAACTTTCTGTGCAGAACTGCCTTTCTCTTTGTCAAAATACTAATACCATAGTGAGTGGTGCTACAGTTGCTTGGATTAACATACCGATAAATCTTGGGGGTTCTACAACGACAGTTTATTTTACCCCTACAATTGCAGGTATCTATCTTATCTCTTGTCAATTCTTTGTGGAACAAAACTTTTTTGAATATAAACCTAGTAATATACCCAAAGGTGATCCATTTAACCCGATTCCACTTACTGTTGTTACTACTATTACTATGCAGCCTGGGAGTTATCCACTTTGTAAGTTTTCATTGAATTATCAGCAGGGTGCCATAGATTACTATAGCGCTACTTATGGTAAATATTATACCATCCCTGCTGGTTGCAGGAAATTTGGTACTGGTCATGGTTGTATTGTCCATCCATTAACTACTGCAAATCAATGTTCTTTGACTATTAAGAACCAGCGAGTGAGCCCAACCCAAAACATAAACCTGAAAGCGTGTGTTGGTTCTGGCACTTGCTGGCTTAACTTTTCACTCTTGAGGGCCACCTAATGGCACAATTCAAACGCTTAAAATCTGATGTTCCGTATACGCCTCTTGCGGCTTGGAATCCTGATGGTAATGGACTCCAGCTTCGTCCAGAGGAGTGTGCTCACACGAAGAACCTTCGTTTCTTCCAGAAGGATGTTGCAACTCGCGGCGGGACTAGTGTGCTTGCTTTTAACACCCCTAGCACTGATCCCATCTTGCATGTCCATAATTATAAGGCTCCTGATGGAAAGGAGAAGCTGTTTGGGTTTACGAAGAATGCTGTCTATAGTTATGATCCTACTACCAGACAGTGGTTAAGTGCAACCACTCCAGTTCTTTTTTTGGCACTAGATGACATAGAGGACACTCTTCCTACGGGTTTAGCTCGCGCAGACAATACAACAATCATCTCTCAGGCGGTTGCACCCGTAGTTACAGCGACTGCAGTAGCTCCTGTACATATTACGTCTGACTATGGAGCCAGTACCTTTGAAGTAAGTACTTATGATGATGCAGGCTCATTAAGTACGTACCCAAACCCTATTGAGGTGAAGAATACCTCTGTTGTTGCGGCTAATGATTTGTATACCCCAAACCCAGTTATAAATATTCGTGGGGCAGGAACTCCTAATTGGAATACACAAAAATGGGTTGCAACTGACTATACCATTTTCTGTCAAATCCTTGGCGATTATGTATATTTTATCCTGTCTCCAGATGCTTCATATCCCTGCACTAATGTTTTAGCTTTCACTAAGTTGGATGCAGCACTGATCGATGTTCCTGGAAATGATGAGATTTGGAAACTGCTTAATCCCTGGGCTTATGTACTTGATACGACTCTTACAGATTTAGGTATGGTTGGTATCGGTTCTGCTGTCGTTGCTGTTGGTCTTGACCTCGGTCAAGGTGGTTCGTTAGGAAATACGATACACGATTTTGACCTTGATACAGTTATACTGCGTAAGCGTTCCTTGACCGTTGATCTAGGTAATGCTAATTTAATTAGTTTTTTATTTAAGATGTCTTATACACCGGGCACACCAACTTACGCTTATGCAGTTACTGAAACCTTCCAATTTGATATCGTTTATTATTTTGATGATTCTAGCCAGATAACTTGCAGAGAATTCCTTTCTCATACGGCTGAAACTGGATCAACCGAAGCTACGTCCGTCTCGAAAACTTTTGCAACGTTAATAAATAGCAGGACTAGTAACATTCTAACTGGTTTTGATATAAAACTCGTTTCTTCACAGTCAACTGTAGCACGACGAAGGATACGTAACGTTAGTTTTGAAGCTTATAATATGTATACGGACTCTGCTCTTCCATCCGACGTCTACCATTGGCACACGACCGACTTCATTGATAATGCCAAGGGCTCCACAGTGGTTGCTTGTGGTTCCGTTCCCCCTGCACCTGGTGGGGAGGAGACAGATGCCCTCTCTCGTGTAATGTATTATTATGATCCCAGTGATGGGGCGTTCAAGGAACTTGAACAGAAACATCAACTTCCTGTTGTTGACGAGGACACGCTTGCAACAACCCCTGGAAGTATTGCAACTCGCACTGGTGGACCACTAACCAACATCTCAGCAAGTAAGACTCTTGTTCCCGGTTCGTTCTTCTTGTATACGGCAGAATACGGTGTAATCGCAAGATCCTCTACCATTGAGTCTACTTTTGACGGGACAAAACCTGGATATGCACTGATTCCTGTAGACACATATTGTCGAGCGGGAACTTCCTCTTATGTCCTAAAAGATGGATCAAAATGGATGGTTTCCATAAATGGCGTGTCAGAGAAGGAAAGCCTTAAAATCTACTGTGGTTATGATTATAAAGAGGTTTCTGAGTATAAACCACGTTTCGTGTGGGTTCTCAATAACCGTCTTGTAATGGCTAATACGTATGAAGATAGTATGTATCAGCCCTGGCGCGTTCGTTGGACTGCTATTGGTGACATTTTCTCCGTCCGTGATATTGACTATGCAGACCTGATAGATACAGATGTAACTCCTATCGTAGGTGGTGACTATCAGGCTACCAACCTTATGATCTATAAGGCAGGGTCGCTTGTGAAGGCTCGATATGCAGGCGACCCTCTTACTTATGTGTTTGAGACGGTTCACCTAGCTGGAACCTTTGCTGGTAAAACGGTAAAGACCTATAATCACAAGCAGTATTTCCTTGGAGCAGATGATGTTTATCTTTGGGACGGAGCAACTGCCGTCTCAATAACGATGGATCCACAACGTGGCAACTATCGTGTACGGGATAAGATATTCTCTATCTTGAATAATACCAAAGTTCACTATTGCATGGCTAATATCTATCCTAAGTATCAAGAGTACTGGCTCTGGGTGGTACGGACAGGGGAAGACTACCCCTCCTCTGTCTTTGTGTATAATATGGTTCGTGGTATCTGGTTTTATTATGAGTTTGCTCCGACGACTGCTGTAGGTCTTTATACTAAGAGGATTGCCGGTAGCACTCAGGCAAAGACGTATGATGAGTTGGTTGGAACCTATGAGGAACAAAACTGGACATTTGAGGGTGGGTACCTTGATGGTACGACACAGGCTCCCATCCTTGCCTATGAAGCTGGCAATGTTTATATGATTGACGATACTCTAGTCTCTGATGGTTCATATGTTGATAGTAGTGGAACATTTGTAAGTGGCACGCAGATTCCGGTAGAATTGGTAACTAGGGATTTTACACTTGGCGATATCTCTTATCAGAAACGGTTTAGTCGTCTTAATTTTGAGGCAAGGGGCACATCTGTTATTGTTGGATATTCTGATAGTTACCAGACGGAGCCTGCCCTTTTTCAGGGCAAGACAACAATTACGCTAGACAGCACAGACCAGGAACGTCACTATTTTCCCGATCTTGTTAATGAAACTATTAGGTTTTCTTTTGAAGCTACTGGGTTCTTTTCCCTGCGCTGGATGCAGCCTCAGGGTATTGAACTCGATTATGAAAACGAGTAAGGAATAAACTATGCTTAACCAAATAGCAGATCCGTCCTATGATGTCTGGAGGTATACTGATCGTTTAGGAAATCTTCAACGTGCTACTGGCCAAAAACCAATAGCTTTTGGTCAAAATGCAGAAATTGCGCAACGTGGTTATCGTTATGAACCAGAGTCTGCTTATGATAGTTATTTACGAGAGCTTACTTCTCGGATGCGTAAACCAGAAGACCCCTGGGCCAAGAGTGCTTCTTCCGTCGGCAATGTTTCTATTCCACAAGCTAAGAACTATTCAGGTTCTCTGGGACGAGTCTCCCCTAAAGATGTTCAATTAACTCCAGAGGAGCAAACAGCTGTTGCTCTTGTTAACTCTCTTATGACCGGACAGTACGGTAACTTAAAACAGTTACTCTCCGGTACCCCTGATATGGGTTTGTTGGAGATGGCCGTGTTGGGTCCGTCGAGACGGAATCTCCAGGAAGTTATCATTCCCGGCATTGAACAGCAGTTCTCTGGTGGACCCTATGGTGGTTCGTATAATACTGGTGCTCGACGGGAAACTGTTGCTCGTGCCTACTCAGATGAAGCTACTCGTAGGGCTCAGGCTATGCAGGCTGAGACTGCTCTTGCTAAGCAGATGGGCCTTGAAGCCACGAAAGTATTGCCTGCCCTTACGCAGATCTCAGGTTTAGAAAGGCAGGTACAAGAGGGTAATGAGGGACGACGGATGCAAGCCTCTCTTGCTAATATGGAAGCACGCTTTAAGGAGATGGGTCTCAACGAGCAGGCCCTAAAGCGTTCTATGCAGATTGCGCAGATGGCATTGCAGAAGGCCCACATGGAATGGCAACAGAAGACGGAAGAGCAGAAAATCGGAAATGAAATGGCACAGTTTAGCGCTCAGATGGCATTGAAAGAGAAGGAATTGCAAGGTAATCTTAACATTGCAAATTCGCGTAATGCGATTGCTTGGAATCAGGCTGTTGCACAAGAGCGAGCGCGTATGGATCGGGAAGCTGAAATTCAAAGAGTAAATCTTGGGGCTGCTGATGCTCTCTCTACAGTTTTGAATATGTCTGGTAGTGGTAGTTTTTCTAATTATGGTAAAACGCCAGAGCAGAGTATGTGGGAAATCCTTTCTGGTGCGTCAGGTGCTCTCGGTAAGACGAGCCCTGGTTTAGCTCTTAACATGCTTATGGGTGGGGCTTTGAATATGTACCTTCGTCAAAAACAAGCTGCACAAAATACTGATATGTTAGCTAACTCCAATCAAAACGGCTCTGTTCAAGGGGGTGTGTAATGGACTGGCAATCACAACTAATGCGGACAACAGAAGCTGCTTTTAGCCAACTTCCAGCTCTTGAAGCGCAGGCAGGGGAACAGATGCTTCGTAAAAAGCAGACGGAAGATGCACGAAAAGGTTCTGGGTATGATGAGATCGCTAGAGATATAATGAAAGATCTTGAAAAGATTAACAGTAAAGAGGAGTATTCGCAAGTGTTTGGTGCTCTTGTTTCTCAGCCTGAAATACAAGAGATTTTTCATAATAGTCGTTATGATTTTAAGTCATTTCGTGCTAAATGGAATCCCGAAATACGTTTTGGTAATGTAGAGTTAAGGCAGAAAGCTAAAGAGGAGGAACAATTACGAACGTTAGTTTCTCAAACACGAGCTAATGAAAGTCCGGAAATGCGTAACTTTATAGAAAGTAGTGCAAAACTAGAAGCGCATCGTGCTCGTATGTTGGATATGGTTCATATTATGGACCTGGACACTAATCAAGTTAGTGATCCAATGTCGCGTCGGGAAGCTACTGAACGGATGAAAAGTCATAAGGCTGGTCGTGCTAGAATCCTTTCTACAAAAGAGTACCAAGAACCTGTATTTGTGCATAATCCGAATACGGGTGAGTATGAAGAAGCTGTTTATGGTCAGTTGGAAGACCTTAAACGTAATGAGTTTGAAGGCAGAGAAATGCGTGTTCTCACAAAACAAGAATACATGAAGCAGCAAATTGTTGATTCTTGGTTAGAACAAACTGGGATGCAAATATCACTCTATGGACACATGCTTACAAGAGACCTTGCTGCCATTCGCCCTCAACTTCTCCGTTTAGCACCAGGACCGCAACGTTCACGCGAACTTGCTCGTCTTTTAGAGGGTAATATGTTGAGTACTGGACGTACAAAAAAGACATCGGCAGAAGAGTTGAAAAACGATCTACTTGACTCTTATATAAAAATTCCGTCCGAGATGCGTGGAATGAAGGTTTATGATCCAACAAATAAAAAATTTATTGGAATCACTGAATACCGAAATCGTATGATCTCTCTTTATGAAAAGTGGAAAGAGGGCATTAAATTTAGAATAGACAGAGAACAGCTTAATAAAGATGAAGTATACAGAGACCCTAAAAAACTTATGGAATACCAAAAAGGGGAAGCTCTTGTTGCTCAAAGCGAGGCCCAAGAAAAGGAACTTTCACAGGACTATTCGCTCGGTAAATATGGTCCACCCAGTCCCTTTATTGCTTTAATGGAGTTGGATCGAGTTTTACTAGCTCCCCAAGAAAAGGAAACTAAACGTTGGAGGCCTAAGAAGTGAGTAACCCAAGACAAGATTTTGCGCTAGGTTTGATTAGCTACGAGGAATATAAACGCTTAACGGGAGTTACAGCTGATGCTGCGGCTCCCATTGAGCCTTTGCCGACGCAAGAGGTTGTGGAGGAGCCCCCTGTAGAGGGTTCCACAGCCCTTCCCGCTCAGATCTATCGTGGTTTTGTTCGCCGTCCCCAAGAAGCAATGCTTGATCAGGGCATTGACCTTGGTATTGCTGCTATTCAAATGCCTCAGACGGACTACCTTAGAAAACGTGGAAATGTCCTTCGTATGTTGGAGAAGGTAATCCCCGCTAAGTACTTGGAATCAGAAGAGGGTAAAGAACTCCTCTCATACCGTGACGAGCTACTCTCGGAGACTGACAATCTGTTAAAAGAGAAGTACCGAGCTGGTGCTGAAATGTCCACTTCCGCAAAAGAGGGTACGCGAAACTTCCTCAACGCTCTTACCCCCCAGGCTTTCATGGATGCTGGTGTGGAGATAGACGAGGGGTTGCAGGCTGAGTTGGCAGCAGCCCCGACGGAAGAGGAACAGTCAGAGATCCTCAACTATGCAATGTGGAGGCAGCGTCCGGTTGAAAAGCTTCTTGGTGCAGGGATGTCTGGTATTGCTTCTATGGTAATACCTTTTGCTGTTGCTGCTGTAACAAAGAACCCGGCCTTCTTTGCTCCTGCATCTGCGGCTGTGACTGGTTCTAGTAGTTATGTTGCTGGGTCTGAGGCCATTACTGAGGGTAAAGAGGGTATCCTTGATGGTAAACTTACGCCTGAACAAGCAGCGTTCCTTGTTGGTGGATTCACCTTAATCAGTGAGAGGTTGTTTCTTGGCGGAAAGTTAGAAGCAATCCTTAAGCCTGTTCTTGATAAGGGGGCTGCTGCTACCTTGGCGAGTGTTGGAAAGGCTGGTGTTAAAGAGGCTCTACAAGAAGGGCTTGAGACCATTTGGGAAAATCTTATTGCAAAGCTCTCTTACAATGATGCTACTCTAATCTTTGCTGGGATCTTAGATTCTGTTGTTGGTGGCTTTGGTGGTGGTAGTATCGCTACTGGTGGGGCAGCTTTCTACCGAGGAGCCTTGCGGGCTCAGGTGAAGGAGAATGAGCAGCGACGGTACTTGTGGAATGAGAAAATGAAGCGGGAGTTTTTTGCCATGATGGATGAAGATGGCAAGCCCCTCTATGATGCCACAACCATAAATGGCCTTCTTGAACCCCTTGAACGTCTTGGTGCTGCTCTGAACTTCAACGATAAGCAGATGGATAGGATGTTCAAGCTTGTCACCGGCCGCGACGCTCCCGTTGATCCGACGGAACTTGCTGCAAGTGTTACAGAGAGAAGTGCCCGTGCAAAGCAGCAGGGATGGGTTGACGTAAAACTGGATTCTGCAAAGAGGATGGAGAATTCTGGGAAATCTGCTAGGGAAATATGGGCCAAAACTGGTTGGTGGAATTTTGCTGGCGTTTGGTACTACGAACTTCCGAAAGATCTTGTCAGCTACAAGCTTACGGATGCGCAGGTGGAAGACGCTATAAAAAGTGGAAGGGCCGTCCCAATTTCAGAGTTGGTTGATGCTCCTGAACTATTTGCCTCAGCTCCATATCTAAGGGATTTGTCTGTAAAATTCCTTCCAAAAGCCTCTTTCATGGGGGAGTACTACAAGAAAACAAAAATGATAATGCTTGGAACAGAAGCAATCGCACGTGCAGCAGACAGTGAAGGTTTCTCTGATCTTATGTCTGCCATTCGCGGAACATTAGAGCATGAGATACAACATGCTATCTCTGGTAATGAGGGTGGGTATGAGGGAACCTCTATGCAGAGCCCGGAAGTTTTGGAAAGGCTTGCAGAAGGCGTTGATTCTGATAAGTATAGAGTATATCAGACAGAACTTGGAGAACTCCTTTCCGAGGTCTCCATGCGACGGCTATCCCTTACCATGGCGGAAAGAGCTTCTCGCCCTCCCTGGGTTACCCTACAAGAGTTGGCAGAAGATCGTGGATTGGACCTTGGTACGGCGTGGGATTCTCGTGACTACAATACTAAGGTTGTTGGTAGGACACCAAAGATGTCGGAAGGGCAGATGTTGGAGCAACGTGTACTAAGCAGGCAACCGACAGAACAGGAAGAACAGAGGTATGCAGAATCTGTACTGTCTGGTAATCCCACCAAGGCAGTTGAAATTGTCTCTGATCTTGTAAAGTTAAGTAATACGCAGAAAGATACTCTCTGGTCGGAACTTAGGATTGCTTATTTAGAAAAAACCGGAGACACAAAGACTGCTATAGGTAAAAGTCCTTGGAGTAATGCCACCAATCGACTTGCTTCCATGAAGCGTTCGCAGGCAGCGGAACTCAAGGGGAGTCTTAATGGCCCCCTTTTAGATCCTTCCGGTAATGTAACACCTATCGCATCCCTTTTTAGCTCTGCACTTAGCCAAGAGGCGGGAGGAGCCCTCAAAGGAACCTTTGCCTTACAGAAACAAGGTGACATTCTCCAACGTATCATAACTCTCACGAAACATGCTACAAAGGATACCTTCCTGCATGAAGTTGGTCATGCTTTTATGACCTTCCTCAATGTGGAACAGTTAGCGATCCTTGCCTCTCAACAAGGTGTGCCCGTCGAGACCCTTTTAAAGTACGTTAAGGGGGAGCAGATGTCTGTTGCGGAGATGCTTGAGGTTCGGAAGGCAGCTGAACCTTTTGCAAATGGCTTTGTACGCTATCTTGCAGAGGGTGTCAGTCCCGTCCCGTCACTCACAAATATGTTTAACCGTCTCTCCTTTATGCTTCGTACTATCTTTGGGGCTGCACAGAGGGTGAATGGAGCGGAAGGTTTGTCCCCAGAACTCCGTAAAATGTATGCCTCTCTCCTTGTCCCCAAGACAAAGGTGCAGGGCAGGATTCAGCCGAAGGGGAAATCCCCCTACTACAAGATATTGCATGGTGGGGATGCCTTCTACCTAGACAATGGTCGTGCCTTCGTCTTAGTTAGGGATGAGCGTGAGACGGATAGGATCTTCCCGTTGGAAGTAACTAACCTTATCATTGAAGGGTACGAGAATGATGAACGGTTCAGGGGTTCTGCAATCCTTGAGATGCAGAAAGAGGTGCTTGGCGAGAAGGCTGAGTTTATCCCGACGGATTGGAGTGGGGTTGCTCAGGATGATAGTGTTGCAGATATTGGATTCAGGAAGTACCTTCCGGAAGAGTTGGAGTCCTTTAGTGACAGGAAGTTGAAGGCTGTAGCCCGTCGCGTTGGAATAAAAACAAAGGGTTTAACCCGTGAGCAGATGATTCAGATGATCTTTGACGACGGACGTTTTGTCACCAACTCAGAGGTAGACCTGAACAATGGTAGGGTAGATCAAGAAGATGAGCAGCACTTTGGAAAGTCAAAGTGGATTGTTGGTGCATATGCCCTCAACGTCATGCGCAACCTTAGTTTCCGATTCCCAGAACTCCAAGGTGAAACAAACAAAGCAATGAACGCTACTCGACGGGCACATCAGATATATGCCTACCTCGGGAAGAAGATGCGAGCATTCCAGGAACTGGTAAGCGGAAAGGGTAAACCCAAGGGTTGGAAGGTCTCTTCTAAGCAAATGGTAAAGAGGATGATGAAACCCATTCTCCTTGCGCAAGATGGTAACGGTGACAAGGCTTGGATGCCTACCTACTTCTCTTATATAGATAATCGGTACTCACGTTTTGGCATGGCCGAATTGACAAAGGAAGAACAGGACATTAAGAAGGTCTATGCTGACCTCTATGATAGCATTGGGGAACTTGCAGAAAACGGTTCCTATATGTTCCAAGGGACTAAGCAGAAGGGGTTGATGCGACGGATTGAGAAGAAGGTTACGCAGAATGGTAAGACCACAACTGTTTACGTCTGGGAGCCAGTTAAACGGCATCCGGGTTTAATGCAGCGGGTGTTTGGGGAGGGCTTCTTTGAGCTCCTTTATGGTGCAGATGAAGCTGACCTCAAACGTCTGGCCTCTATTATTGCTCGTTGTCAAGCCGATGCAAATCCGAAACTAGCTGCAGCAATCTCTGGGATAAGAGATGAGGCAGCCATCCTCTCTGCTCTCCGCAGCATGAGGACTCAGTTCCAGACAGGGCGTCCTATGTCAATGGAGAACATCTCTACCATTGCCATTATGCCGAGCACCGTCGAGATACGTGGGAAACTTTATAAGATACTAGAATCTGACCCCTACAATATCGCAGAGTCTACGACCACAAGTGCAGCACTTCGCTTTGGATTTCTCTCAGAGTTTGATACGGACCCAGATAAAATTGAGGATACCTATAGAGAGTTGGCTAAACAGGCACAGGGACAGGAGAAGCTTGTAGAATATGGACGGCTCATACGAGTTCTGAACGGACAACCTATGGACCTCTCCGCCGCAAAGCGTTCCCCCTTCCAACAAACTGCAGAGTTTATGAGAGCGGGTTTAACCCTCCTCAGAGCCGGCCTCTTCACAAACTTGGTAATGACAAACATGTGGGAAACCTATACAAAGGTAGCTCCATTCCTTGGGGACTCTCGTTTCCGTGCTGCGTTGAAAGAGCTGGGCGTGCTTACTGTCGACGGAGTGAAAGCAGCGTTGAAGAAGAGCGACCTTAATGATAACTACTATTATCGTAGGTTGGTAGAGCTCGGTGCAATCTCCCAGCGGGTACAACGTTCTCTCTATGCTCCCCTTTACCAACATGGACACTTCCAGATTGGCTCAGCTCTACGAGCGAAGGCCCACTGGCTGTCACAGCGTATCCTTTACGCTACTGGTGGTATCGGTGTGAATGAGATGAATGAGATTATTGCCGGCATTGCTGCAATGAAGATGACGGAAGATATTGTCTCTGGGAGGGAGGTCTTAACCGAGGATATAATGAGGTTGAAACGGTTTGGATACACCAACGAGCAGATTTCTATTATGACTTCTGGCGTTGATAGTCCATCCAGAACAGCACTCCTAAACACTGTCCCGCAAGCTGCAGTTGCTGCAACACAGAACACGAACTTGTTCCCCGCGGAAGTCTCGAAGATGGGTAATAGAAAGTGGTATAACGATCTGGTAATTGCAGACTCCTTTACCAGAAATACTCTGGGACAGTTACTCCTTCTGGGTAAGGATGTATATGATGCAGAACGTGCAAAACGGACGGGGGCGGAAAAGTTTGTAGCTTGGAAACGGTATAAGGATGTTGTATTTGCATTTGCTGCTGGACTCCCTGGCATCGGTGCAGCCTTCTCTCGTTCAGCCTCTGCCAAGGTTATGCGACACTATGTACGAAATCACTACATTGCTGCGGCGGGCACAATGCTGCTTCGGTTTATTGCGCTTGGGACTACTGGGTTGGCACTTGTTGACTGGGATGACGAGGATGATGGAATTCTGGATGATATGTTTGAGACCTTCCAGGAGCTGAATTCCTTTGCGTTCCTTGGTGGTATTATGGGAAGCTTCCTATACTCCAACCAAGCCTTGAAAAAGACGGGAAATCCCTTCGTGGACGTTCCCTCTGCTGCAGTAAATGCTACCTTCCCTGCAAATAAGGCTGCACAGTTGTATCAAGCTATAAGTGGGACTGGTGGGTATACGGGATTGGATACGTGGGAAACGGCACATAAATATATCACAGACAATGTTACGTTGTCAAAGCACGCAAAACGTTTGCTGACAATGGTTGCAGGAAACGCTCGGGCGAATGATATGGACTATGCAGAACGTCAGTATTTTGAATTCCGTCGTAAGTATATGGGCTTTTCTGGTGGGGCAGGGAACGCTCCCACTAATCCGACTCGTGAGTATAAAGAGTTACTACAAGCTAGAAAGGAGGCTAGAGCTAAGGCGAAACGTGCTGTCAGACTTATGGAGTTGCAAGAGTTCTACGGAGAGGATCACTACGTTGAGATAGTGGACCTACTCCAAGCGTCAGATGACCTGCTTTATTGGGACGATAATGTTCAGACGGAGGACATTCTCCGTACTCGGATGCTACGTATCCCAGAGGAACATCGTGAGGCGTGGGAGAAGTTTGCATCCCCCAGAGTTCAGGAGTTAATTGAGGACTGGAACGCTATGGTTGAGGATAACATATGAACATCTCGGTTATTACTAAGTCGGGCGAGGCGAAACCTATCATTGACCACACGGAGGGTAACTTCCTGGGGTATAACTTTGAAGCGAAGGGCGTCTTTGTGGAGGACGCCCTCACTCCAATGGATTGGGAGGGGAAACCTTACGTTAACACTTGTATTGGGGTGCAGAACCTCATCATGAATCAGGAGTTGCGTAAGGCTTTCCATGAGAGCCTTGCCTTTGAAAACACAGCTAGTGTAAGTACCCTGTTCTCCTTGTTCAACGGGACGGAGTTCTCGGACTTCATTGAGGTCTCATTCTCTGACCGCTTTATGAACAATGAGGTTGGGCCTAAGTTGGGGTTTATGACTGGGGTTGCCCTTAAAGTGGACGGGGATCCCTATGAGGCTATCCCTCAACTAAGTAGGGTCAAGAAGGCCCTTACCGATCTGGGGTATAAAGGTGAGGTTGCTCTGGGTGTTTCTGAAAGGTTTACTCTTACGGGTATCCACTTCGGGCATCTCTATGGACACTTCGCAATGTACGCTGAGATCTGTCAGAATAGTGTGCAGGATATGCTTGACTACATGTTTGGGGAATGTCCGAAAATTGAATTGTATGACAGCTTAGCAGTTGGTAATGTCATATCACAGCCACCCTTCCCTAGTATTGTGAACAATACTAATGGGCAGATCAGGGCGGATCGTGGGGCGGAGAAGCATCTATGGCGAGTGATCCTTGGTGGTATGGTGGAGATTGTTCTTCATACCGTACATGGAACGTATATGGGCGAGGCCAGGAAAAGGCTTCGACGGACCATAGAGAAGATGCTATCCTACTCAGACATCCTACAGTATAGGACGGACTTTGGGTATGGTGGGAAGTTCATTCTCTGTAAAGAGAAGTATGAGAGACTTCTTATCTCACCTCATAAGAAGGAAGGGTAAAAAGAAACCCCACTAGGAAATAGCTCCTAGTGGGGTTTTTGTTTTACTGACTAGACTCTAATTTAACATGAATTACTAACTCATCTCGAAGTCGCTCAACACTAACATACTTCATAACTTTGATTGCTAACCCTGCTACAATTTGTGGTATTCGTGCATCCAGTTCAGCTTTGGCTTTCTCCGTTTCGATTTTAACAGCGCGTTCAATCTCCGCCTTTATTGCTTGTCTAACTGCTTCTTCAAACATATATCACCCCCATTGTTCGGCCATTGCATTGGCTATTCCTTGATAAGTCCGGCTCCTTTCTTTCCACCTATTTTTAGATGGCGACATCCTATGAACCCGCGCAACCCGCCCGCTTACAATGTTTGTCGGTTTCAATTTTGGTAATCCCTTCAACCATAAACATGTTGCTTTTGTTTCTCCGTGTCCAAATTGCCAAGGCTGGATGATTTGATCCGGCTTGCGTATCCGGCTTGATATAATGCTGATAGGGTTTTCGATGGCTATCCGTGGAATGTCTGCCGACATAAGCAAGCGCACGAATTCAAGTGCGGCGGCCTGTTCAATGTACTTATCCCTGAACCACCGCGCACCTGAAACTGCAAGATGCGTGCATGGCGGATGCGCTATCATTAAGTCCCATCCGTTTCCCATAATGTCGAAAACATCTCCTTGATAATGCTGTCCTGGCGATTCGGTAGGCAACAAGTCGCAACTCATAGCATCATGTCCGCGCTTGATAAACGCATCGCGCACAATACCGGAAAACTCGCAAGCAATTAAAACGCGCATCACTCCTCCCACCCTTCCGGCGGCTGGATCGGGCCGCTGAATTTAATTTTATCGAAATGAACGATTTCCCTTCCGCCGTCACCCAATCGGAGGAGAATATATTTCCTTTCAATATCCCCTTTTGACAGCTCCATGACAAAGGAGCGCGTCAATGGCAGTTCTACCCAATACCACCCCGGCACTGTCGGCTCGCCGGTCTGTTGGGCTGTCACGTTTTCCAACCTATATTTACACTCGCCTCCGGTGTTCGCACATTCACCGCCCATGCGCCATTGCGCGCATGATTCCGGCATACAGACCGAATCCATTTTGCAAAGGTAGCCAGTCGTCGCCTCGCTTGCTGGCTTGGTGTGTTTCTTGATAGCCTGTTGTTCTTTCCAGCAAGCCAAACAAAACGGACCATCACCATTTTCGGCGTATATTGAATCATCACCTTTTCCGGCTCGTCCAGTAGGCTCGTTACAAATAAAACAAGTCTCGATCCCGATAATTCGATCACTCACGCCCCACCGCCTTTCAATTCCTCAACACGGTCTCTTATCTCTCTCCACATAAAATTAATTCCTTCCGCATCTCCGCCAGCGTTGACCCATGCTTGCGCGGCGGAATCAACGGCATATCGATCATTTTGTGACAACAAATCCAAGCAACTCGATTTTGTGTTTTCTGTTTGTTTCTCACCCACCCGCCACCGCCTTTCTTTTTATACGTTTTTGAAAAGCAATAGCTTCTTCATATGTCATGGTTTTTACCTTTCTCCAAAAATCCTATCTAGCTCAGATAGGTCATGTTTGACAGCATCCATATAATTTTGATGGTAGGTACCAAAACGTTCTTGCGCGGCTATGTAAGCAAAGGTTTCTCGTAACCCTTCAATACGCTTCCGTGCAAGGTATGTCCGCAACTTCACAGGAGAAGCAAGGGAATTCACACAGAAATGCCTACACCTTCCATCCTCCTTGCCATCTTTACAAGCAGCGCCCTGCAGCATCCCATGTATGCACTCAATATCCTGTTGCTTTGTAGACGAATTTGCCTCCATCGTGCACCCTTTCAATTTGGTTTGCCTGCCTTAGTGTTTCTAACGTCTGTCTCACCGTCTCAGCGTTCATCTTATGTGACACCTTACGGAGAAGATGGGAATGTTCAATGATCCCACTCCTTCGTATTGTGTATAGGAGGAACTCCGACTTCTGCCCTTCCTCTGTCTGTCCCATAACAGACGTGAGTTTCAGCATGAAGTTTTCATTCTCCTGCAGGAGTCCACGAGCAAACTCAAAGTCCCGGTCCGTGATCTGCCTGCTACTTTCATGGGAAGCAGAACAGAGCATACTTAGTTTGATGAGCATGTCACCCTTTCTCCCGTAGTATCCCCTTAGTTGCGGCGGAGCTTCCTCTGGTTTGTTGTAATCCATGTACCAATCCGTGAACATAATCTTCGCCTTAGGGGTCCAGGTGAATGGACCTTGCATTTCCATAACCCGCTTGAGGTCATGGAGAAGGTTGTCTTTTACAAGACTATTAGAGGAATACATAACTTCATCTGGGTGGGCAATTTTCCGTAAGCTCTCAATGCGATAGACAGGAATGAGGCGGGAGAAGAAACCCCCACCCATACTCTCTTCCGGCAAGGAACTCTTCATCCACTCGACAGTGGAGCCGCCGAGGAGATTTATGCAGACATTGTTACAGATGTTCTTACCCCGTCCAATGGTTGTATAGTCCCAGTAAGCGGGGCAGTCATAGAGGTCGGTGAGGAGCTGAATGAGTGACTGATCCTTCTTAGTGTTGCCAAGAAAGACGGAGAACTCACTAGCTTCGATTATGCCAACACTCCGTTTTTGTTCCTCGTAGATCTCACTAAGCAGTTTAATGAGAGACTCTGGGGTTGTTTTCTGGGAGAAGATATTAAGCTGCTCCTGCCCAACTTCCCGCAAGAGTGACATACCAATACGAATGGCGGTACTCTTGTGGAGGTTTGCACTCTCTGCAATCAGAACGACATAGAGGTTAGGGTACAGTTTATAGTGACCCCGATCCAGCCAGACGTTACGAGAGAGAGCTGAGGCAATCAAGCTGAGGGCTACCCAGATGTGGAAGTCCTCAGGGCTTTCCTGATTCTCCGTGAATGTAACGTAATCTTTTAGGAAGCCCTCTTGACATCTCCTATCAGTTGTATTCATTGCTATTAATGCCATAATAACTCCTTCATATCCTTCTTCGCTTGTTCATAACCAAGACGGTATTGCTCCTTAAGAAGCTTCTTAAACTTCTCAAGAGTGCAATTCGTAAGTTCCATCTTGATTGTATCGAATGATTTTCGTACTTTCTTTTTCTGCGTCATTGAAGTTCTTCCCCCAGGTTATTTCAACAGGAACCGCCACACGATAGTCACCTTTGAAGAGGGGTACATAGAAGGCATCGGCAACTCTCTTTGTAACCTCTTCCCTTGTTCCCAGCTTACAACGGATAGCAAGTCCGTCGTGGGTGTTCAGAGAGGGGAACATGAAAGGTTCAAGCAGCCTTCCCTGATACCATATCTTTGTCATGGCTACGATGGCAAGCTCTCCGATAGTGGATTGCGTAGGCCAAGCATAGGCACGCTTTAATAGTTCATCACTCCAAGGCTGGACAAAGAAGATACGACGACCAAGGAAAGATGTAATTGACCTTGTCTTTTGTATCTGCTCTCTGATCCTTTTCATACGCAACTTAATGCCGGGGAACTCTCCGTGGTAGAAGGCATACTGCCAGTCTGCCACAATCTGAGGAAGCCCAGAGGACTTTGCAATAATACCAGGCTGTGCATCATAGTTCATACTATGTACACCACCCTTTGCACCTTTGTATGAATAACCTGCCGCCTCACACTCCTTTGGCCACTTCTCGACAGTGCGTTCCAGCAACCAGTTATGGATCTTTATTCCCTTGTTCAGCATTGATAAGAGCTTCTCTTCCTGTGCGTCAAGAGCAACGAGATAGGCTTCTGCCGCCCAGAGATCGACAAGGCAGAACTCCTCTCCAGGCTCTGGTGAGAGGATACGACGTTGGTGACCCTTCTTCCGATTCTGCAAGTTGGCCCCGGCCTTTACCCACTTTCCATTACTGTCCTGTACATAGAAGTAGGAGAGTTTGGAGGCAAGTCTCCCGGTATCTGTGCCAAGATCCTCGCCGTCGGCATCCTCGGAAACTCCACCAAGGGAATACGCTGTATGCATACGCCCATTGTAGAGTGGAGAGGAAAGCTGGCTTGCTGTAGAGTTTGCTAGACTGTAACGATGACAAGCTTCCGCGAGGAGTCTGACGGATTCCTTGCTGTGGGATTCCATTAGACCTTCTAGGAACTTCTTATCTGCTGTGACGGCACCCTTATTATACTTCTTCCGGACTCCAAGAAGATCATAGAACAGTGCTATCTTTTGCTTTGAGGAGTTGGGGTTAAACTTTGTTTCCGCTGGTACTATCTTCTTTCCGGACTTCTTTGTGTTGAGGTAGACAGGAAAGACTTCTTCAAAAGCTTCTTGCAAGTCTGCCTTGATCTGCAACTCATGCTTAATGGCTTCTTGTCGGTACTCCTCGTTTACTGCTACACCAGTTTTCTGCATATCAACAATGACAGGGATTGCTGCGTTGGTAACCATGTAATAGTGGGGACGAACATCTGCTACCTCGGAACACTCTTTCCGTAGGCCGGCAGCAACGTGGATGGTTGCAGTACAGTCCTGTGCATTATAAAGCCAACGATCCTCTGCAGAACTACTATGAAGCATCTGCTTATGGTATGGCAGATTTGCATAGAGCGACATGAGGGAACCTAGGTCTTTTGGTAAGTCACAATAAAGATTGTGAGCCAAAAGCATGGTATCAAGGACAATGTTCTTTACATGTATATCATAATACTCATAGAGGATGACTGTATCGAATTGACTGTTCTGTGCGATCTTGGGAATGTCACTTTCTAGGAGTTCTTTGATCTTCTTAAATACGACAAGCCTCTCGTCAGTATGCCAATAAGCACTCCCGTCAGGCCTCCAAAGAGGAATGCAATACCCAGTATTACCATTGTAAGCGAATCCAATACAATCAACAAGAACCCTATTATGAGTTTCAATATCATAGGCTAGCTCCTTTGCGTTTTCCCTGATCTCATCAAGCCAGGCAATGGCCTCGTCATAGGTGGGACCAGTTTTGAGAATGAGGTTAGGGAAGCCGGCATCATGCTGGGCAGCACCAGTTATAGCCTTCCTCACATCAGCAGTAAGGAGAGCTTCATATTGTCCTGGTTTCTGATCCTTATCAACATGACGTTGACGAATTGCGACGGAGGGCTTGTACGTTGCCAGCACCTTAACACCAAGATCAGATATTGGCAAGTAGTGTCCACGATAATCACCAAGATTATCATACCCCGTAAGGTGTTTCAGTGGGCCTGGACCCAGAAGGAGCACCATATTGGGAGAGCACTCCCTTATCTTCTCCTTGAGTTTGTCTACGTTCTCCTTGAGAAGAGCAGCCTTTTCCAGTTCAAAGAAACGAAACTCATTCTTTGGTGCAACCTCAGAGACAAGGTACTCCACACGGACAGCATGGAGTGGGACTTGTAAGTCCTGTAAGAGGGAGACAAAGTACCGCCCAGCAAAGTCCGAGAAAGGACGTTGGGCAGCTATGTCATCCTGATCTGGACAATCACAGATGATCCAGAGTTTTGCGTCGAGCGGTCCTAGTTTCATCACTCTCCTAAGAAGTAGATAAGGTCATCAAGCATAGCAGCGTCGATGAAGATCGGGATACCATTGAAGGAAGGGATTCCTGCCTCCGAGTAATCAACAAAGGTATCAGCTTCCTTACACTTGGAGAGAAGGTTCCAACCCTTCCAGGAGATCCACATCCTAGCAGGGATAGTACCAGTCTGATCTACAAACTTTTTGTATGCAGCGAGGGCGACGGACGCAACGACATCCGGGGTGAGGGTGGTGAGTGGACTCACAGACGTTCTCCAATCTTGTAAAACAAATCACGAGTAGCTTGAATATCACAGAGGGCATCATGGGCGTTCTTCTGTTCAACGCCATAAGCTGCCGCCATGGTTGTTAGCTTATGATTAGGATAGTCTCTCCTCTTTATAATGACATCAGCAAGGACAAGAGCATAAACATCAAGAGACTTGTAGCCAAAGTAAGAACCGAAAAAGGTACTGCCAGATTTCTTAAAGAATTCACGGAGGAATTTCACATCAGAGCCAACATTATAACCAGCAGCAATAAACTTATCTTTCTTATTATATGGATCAATATACTTCCCAAGGAAGTTGATGAGTTCCGCAAAGACGGTAGCTGGTGCATTGAATGTACGAAGCTGATTAATGGTAAGGTTATTGATGGCAAGGACCTTCATGTCAACGTTGGAAAGATTCCAAGGAGAGATGTTCCGATAGAAGGCGTCCTTCACTTGTCGTTCAACCTCTACAATACAGGCAATCTGAATAATATCATTACGAACAGGATCCGATCCAGTAGTCTCAACATCAAACCAAAAAAGCTTGTCACCGAACATGATGTACCTCCATAAGATACTTAACTTCTTCCCAGTAACGTTTAGTTCTAGCAGACAACATCCCCCGCGGACCACCGTTCCAAACACGAGCATACTCTTCTGCAGTTGCATTTGTTCCACAATAATGCTCCAGATAGAGTTGTGCAATTTGTAAAGATTTCCCAGCATCATAGCAGTCAGAGATTTTATAGTTTGTTCCCGCAAAACGATTAACATCCCTTACCACAATAGGACGTATCTGATACAGCCCACGGGCGTGCTCCCTCCCAAGGTGTAAGTCACCAACAGCATAGGGGTCTCCCCCACTCTCCACAAGAGCTATGATGGCTAACACCTTGAAGGGTGTCATTGCTGTTCTCCCTTCTTTTCTAAACTAAGAATACACTGATCATAAACAACCTTACTGGGGCAGACAGCCCGACAGGAACGACCAAGATCGAAGCAGGCCTTCACGATAGCAAGGTCATAGCAGACAGGGTTGTAGACAAAGCCACCTTTGAGAGAAGCGTTATCTATAAGGAGGTTGTATAGGGAGTAGGGCTTTGCCAAGTTATGTTCTGCTGTAACATCTCGACGGTGCGACGTGTGATCTGTAACGTAGCGAGGAGGGGATGCCATACCCTTAGAACACCAAAGATATGTTTGGAATGTATCCTCTCCCTTAACGTGCCAGACGTAAGGACGTGCCTTCGTTTGCAGGTGTGCTTCCTTGCTGATGTAGATGTTGAGGTCTGTAAACTTTTCCAACGGAAGGAAGACGAAAGCGTGCCCAGTTATATTGAGCTTGTCAGAGACGATTCCAACAACCTCAAACGGATCAACAAGTGTTACATCTGTTATAAGCAGGTCAACACTGTCGTCGTCGAGGTCTTTTGCTCCGTCCAGAGGGGGCTTATTTACAAACGTATCCTTAATGCGCTTGACAAGAACGCTATCATCTTCCCTTTGTATGTCAATATGCCGAAGCATGTAGAGAGCTTCTTTCCGGTTCTTTGCTTCTTTTAATTGTGGGAAGGTAACAACTGCCTCAGAGAGTAAGAGATCTTGCGAAATCTTACCCTCAGACATATCCAGCTGGAGGGCAGTGTCCCTCTGAGACCAACCACCACGGCCAAAGCGTCCGGGTAAACCCTTATTGTACTTCTCCTTTTTCAGTTTATGTATTTTTGCAATGGCCTCAATCTCTTCCCACATTGTAAGGTTCTTGCGCTGAGCATTTTCCTCATACTCTAACTCCAACTTGGACAACTCGTCCAGCCCATCCCTGAGGGTTGCCTGGATGGTCTCTCTTTCCAGTTCCTGGTGAGCCTTGAGACGACGACCACCAGCAATAAGGTTGAAGCGACCATCTGGGCGAGGCTCAAGAACAACGGGTTGTAAAAGGCCATTCTGTTCAATAGAGAACTTCAAACCTTCCATATCCCCAAAGTCCTTGCGTTGCCTCTCCCCCACAATGATGTCACAGATACGTACATCAAAAACCTGCATCACATACCCTCCCAGAGTTCGTCTGCCGTCTGACTATACCCAGCAATGTCTATGAAGTTGTCCCTACTATGAGTATGAGACTCCCGAGCAATCTTGAGAAGGATCATAAGGACTGGGATATCCTTTACTGTAATCTCCTTGTCCTCTTCCTTACACTCTAACCAGAGATTCCAAAATGCTGCTATGCGACGGAAGTTCTCGTTAGGTGGTCCGTATTTCTTCCGACGATCCTGGGAAGCTAACTGTTTTGCCAGATCCAGCAAGGTCTCCCTCGTTGGGAACTGTTGTGAGCGCGTTATGTCCAGTAGGGTTTCTTGTAATTCGTCCATCTTTCGCCACCTTTCTTCGTCGGGGTTTGTAGTAGTCACCATTAGCTAACATAAGAACAAGCTTGGAACGGATAATATCCATGAGAGGAAGCTCCTTTGTTGTACGGAGGAGTTCAATCAGGATTTGAGTGTCTGCTTTTGTAAGAAGATTCATAGTTGCTCCTAAAAGCCCAGGCTGTACTGGGCGGGTAGCCATTCCCCTAAGGGGCGATACTGGTAAACATTCCAGTCTGGTAGGCCTTACACAGGATTACTTACGGGGCAGGTAATCCTTCACGTTGTTCACGGGATCCTTACCCTCTTTCCGCTCTTCCACTACGACGGCCAAGAACTCCCCACCCATCAGGTCTTGGGTGTCAAAGGAGTTGTCCGTCGTATTCAGGTTGCAGGCCACGATAAGCCGTTTCAGCTTGGCCACGCAACGGTCAGCCTCAGTCTTGGTCATGTCAGGAGTGGGCAGCAGGATCCAAGTCTTCAACTCGAAATCCGCGTGCTCGCCTTCAGCAATCTTCAAGACGAACTCCAACATCGGAGCGCCCTTTTCCTTCGTCTGCTTCTCCTTGATGCCGGAGATACGGACGGGATACTCACCAGTGGGAATAGCCTTGAACACAATACCATCAGACTCAGCCAACCCAGGAACATGTAACAATGCCATACATCACCTCACATTACACTACATTAAAACACAGAACACTCTCAACGGTACTCTCTCACCCCCTTCCTTGTTTCATTAGCAGTTCATAAGCACTAGGGGAAGCCCCTAATGCTGGAAGAGCAAGTTCCCCCGTCCCCCTAAGGAAGGTAGAGGAGGCTTGCGCCTTCTTATACGGAGACCAGTGAAGGATACGCTGATCCCCACGGCGCTCCAGATACCAGAGTTCCTCAAACTGAGAGGGGAGCTTCGCAAGGATGCTCTTCCCAGTGATGAGTGGAAGGATGTTATGGATACCACTATCCCCATCTACGTTATAGAACTCATGAGCAGTGATTACCACATTCTTCGTAACCCCTTTGAGTTCAGAGAAGAAGAAGGAGTAGTAGTTGCTCTGATCTCCATAGACAGACAGGGTTGGAGTCTCCTCAATACCACCCTTGGAGAGAGAACAGAAGTACTTCAGGTTGATGGTATCAAAGGAAGTGAGAGAGTCCAAGACCATAGTCTTATATCTATCATCCTTTGAGACCTCACGCCAGTCCTTCTTAAACTGCCTGAACACATCCGGAGACCGGAGAATGTCAGGAGTAGAGTAAGAGGTGACGTCAATGTCCTTCTGTCCTACCAGAGGTTTGTACTTCCCGTCAAAGTCCGCAATCCAGATAGGGCGTGGGAAAGAACCAGAGAACTCTGTCTTTCCTGCACCAGCCGGGCCGTAGACGAGGACACGAAGGTAGGTGTCCACCCGGTTTATGTCAGACATTTTGATTACTGCAGGCATTAGCAAGCTCCTCTCTTAAGGATTCAAGTTCGATGTTCAGGGCGTCGATCTCCTCCTTCAAGGATACTATTTCATCATGTAGATCTTGCTCACTCGCTTCAGCGTCTCGAAGCTGTTCTTCAAAAGACTCTATCTTTTCTTCCTTTTCAGTCAAGTCATCATCATACTGTTGGATAAGGCTGGTCACAAAGTAAGGAAGATCCAGCTTTTCCAGTTCCATATCCTGAGAGTTACTTGTGTATCGTAGGTTCATCTTTTCTCCTCTTTGCTTTGATGGTTAGGCTGTTTCGACGGTCAACGTAGGCTTTCAGGGTTTTCTTTATGCAGGTACAGGAGACGTAACGTCCAGTGGGAACCCAACGATCCCCGCACTGTTCTACCTCTTGCCCTACATGACCTTTGCCATAACACTTCCGACAACCAATCTTTGGTTGAATGGCAGCCTCAAGCGTAGCCAGTTCCGCCTGCTCTTCCTCAGTCAGTAAGGAAAGCTCGTTTTCCTCTGGCTGGTTCTCTTGTTCCTTTGACATAATATACTCCTAGCATTCTGTCGATGCAAGAACCAAACGCCTGCTCCGGAGTAAGCCACTTTGAAGTTCGCTTAACAGGAGACAGGTTCCTTATCACAACAGACATGAGACGCCCATGGATTTGTTTGACAATAGGAAGAAGTTCTTCTTTTGTCTCCGTGTGAGCCATGTCTTTAATGGGATACAGCCCATTGTCTTTGAAACGATCAAGGCGATACATGATCTCTCCCGACACGATAGACAACAACCTCTACCATATGCCAAGGAATAAACTGGATCTTCTTCTTCTTGTCCTTATCATACTGAGGTTGATGGTTGGCATCAAAGCCGATGATAGGATAATCCCAGACTTCAACACCACTATCGGATTCACGGATTTCCGTGTGGCTATTGGAGAGTAGGTCCCTACCATTTCGGAGTGCAACACGTTTAACAATGTTCATTGTATCACCTTTACAATGTTATACTTAAGGGCCTTCCCGTTGACACCGACGGTTGAACAGTAGTATGGAGCTGTCGCAACAAGTTTTGCTATAACCTTCGCATCTTGGCGACAGTAAAAGAGGACAGGATTATCCTTATCGTCTGTCAACGTTTCCTTGATGCCGTTAAAGCAACCATCTGTATCGTGCCCATAGCATTGAGGGCACCAGAAAACAATCTTAAACATCTCTTTCTTCTTCATTCTTTTCTCCTCCCTTCCTTTTAATCCAACCGATAGCATTACGAACAGCAATCCAACTTTCCCCTTTCTTTTTAATCCTATTGCAGTGAGTTTTTCCAGAACCATGGTTGTCAGTCTTGCCCTTCACACTCTGCCTCCTTTTCCATAACAAAGTCAACCTTAACAGCAGGATGACTATATCCATATTTACAGACGGGGAGATACTCGCAACCTCCGTAATTACCACAAGCAGTTGGGCATTGAGGGAATTTTGCAGCATCCTCTGAGGCAGCGTTGGAGAGAATCTCCTCAGTCAATCGCTTGTAAGTGTTAAGGAACTCTTCCAGTTGCAGGTCAGAGCGGAGGTAGGATCTCCGTACAAAGTTCTCGACGGGTTGCCCCGTGGAGCGACTCTTACCTGTAGAGTAAGGAACCTTGATAAAGTCAAGGATGGAACAGTCGACGGTACCACCAAGAATACTGTCAACAACATACCAGTATGCAGACTGCTGGAAATTGTTTTCGTACTGTCGAAAGTAGTAATCCGTAAAGGCCATGCTACAGGTTTTAGTGTCAAAGATAGTTGTTGTATCAGAGACACCATCTTTTGCAACACGATCAATGCGAACGATAAGAACTGTCCCGTTGGGCATCTCAATACTTTGAGAAGCTTCTATAAGAGTTGGGAGAAAGGTAGCTGTATCCTTCCCATACGCCTTACAGTATTCTGTGAGAGTAGTCACCCCGCCAATGAGGGAGCGTTTCTCATCCCCCTGCTGTCCATAGTGTTCCCACTCCTCGGTAAAGGCAGCAATGGCCTTTGCAATTCTATCTTGGAGGGGGAGTTCCTGCGACATGTAGAAAGCCCCGACACCAGCATGGATACACGTTCCATAGTTGGCGGAGACTTTACCAGTCCGTGACTTCAACCCCAGAAGTTTCTTGTAGAAGTACTTCCTCCGACACATCATGTACTCCTCCAAGCTCGTCGGGGTGAACTCCCCCTTCCGCGGATCGCTTCGTGTGTTCATCATAGCACCTTTCCATTAGTTGACCTAACACTTCTTCGGCAGGACTAATCTTCTCCTCTTCTTCGTACTCTATAGGATGTTCCGTATACCAGGAGCGTATCCCTTCGAGGAAGGTTTCTGGTGTCTGAAATGGACCAACCTCTTGTTGTAAATCATATACATACAAGAGGTATTGTGGAACAATAGCATCTATTCCATAGCGGAGAACAGAGATGCGTATCTCAAAGTCGGTGAACACCATCTTTGCCACTTCTTCATAGAGAAAGGCTAGATGGGGATCCTTGATGAGGATAGTGTCAGAGTTCACCAGTCAGAGACCTCCGCTGCTTTTGGGGCAGAAGGTGTACGGGTGGAAGTTGTCTTTGTCGGAGCTTTACCCATCTGTTGTGCTAAGGTTTCCGCTCGACGGAGAATCTCCTGTAACTCTTCGTCACTCTTGAGAGTACGGAACTTCTCGATGAAGGAGTACTTCACAGAGAGGTTACTCGGTGGGACAATCCGGGGAAGCCCTTTTCCTATAGGATTAATCTGCACCTCTGTCTCTGAGAGGATGGACATAATAACCGCCTCTTCCTCTCCATCCAATACAATGTCATCGACGTGCAGATGTTTGTCATCCTTACCTTTTACCTTGAACATGAACGGCACTCCTTCCCATTTATAGTAACCACGTTTATAAAAAGTGTCCTCCAGCTCTTTTATATCTGGAGGGAGGTCTCTATACCAGAGACGGTAAACTTCCGGTGTAAACGCATTGCGTTGTGGACGACGGAGGTAGTATGAGTAGAGATAGATGTTCCACTCAGAGAGTTCAGAGGTGAACCCTAGGTGGGGATTGTCACGTTGTAGAAGAGTTGAGAGCATTGCTTAAACCCTTTATTTCATCAGAGGCAAATAAATACTCTTCAATAGGTAAGAAGCAGTAACAGATCGTATACAGAGCCTGGAGGTAGACGGCTGGTAAGTGAGCGCGCAATTCAAGAAAATTATCCACCTCGAACTTTGAAACACAGGAGATTAGATGCGTATTGTACATTATCATAATCCTAAAAATAGAAGGGTTACACCGACAGCGTAAAGGGTTGTTTGCAATCCAACGAGATGAAGTGCAATGTCCTGCCTTTTAGTATAGGGGATGATAAAAAGGAGGAGGAAACCAAGACTTACGAAGAGAAGACCAGCGCTAAACATTTGCAGCCCTCCATAAATCTAAGAGTTCATGACAAGCTTCCTGATACCCCTCTTCATGTCCCATGCAGAAGATACAAAAGTTAAAAGTACGATCAAGCCATACCTCGACACCGATTGTATTATAGAGGATCAAATTTACACACTGTGGGCTACAAACCGTTTTCATCTTTTAGTCCTCCAAACTTTCAGTTTATGGGTGTTAATACCACAAGCAACGTGAGCACCTTTATGTCCCCTCTCCCGTGTACAAACATAGGGAGAGGTATCATACCTTCTCAGTCTGACTCCACAATCTGTACCCTCTGTGCTACAAAACTTACAGCGCTTTTCCATGTTTAATTATCCTTTCCTTGCTAGGCGTATTATCATCATCTTCTTCCCCTTCAACTTCCTCTACTCGCTCACCACAGAGAGGGCATCGTTCTTGTGGGATGTAAGATTCCCAGGAACAAAAGGTGCAGGCATATAGAATTTCAGCCAACGCTCTCAATTTCAATCTCCTTTTTAGGACATTCAAGACAGAGTATCTTATTGTTCAACTTTGATCGTATTTCTGGGGAGACCCAGAAACCTCTGTAGAGAGGGCAGAGCCTTGTACATTTGCGAGGGTTTGCGTCCTTACATTTTATTGTCATACTTCCTCCCTTGCTTTCTTGTATTCTTTTTGCAGACGACGGAGAACACTCTTGGCGTGAACGAGAACAGAGGACCAGGGAGGGGAAATCCACATACCCGCTACACCCGGCTTAATATGTGCTGCATCCTTAAACTTATGATAGGACGGAGCACAAGTACCGCCGCGCTTTTTGTCAACCATAGGACAACCAGAGCACAGCACCCCGGAATACATAAGGCAGATGTCACAATGCATTCCACTCCACCACTCACCAAGGCTTTCTAGCATAGCGTTAGCAGAAACCGGCTCTTCACTATGCTCCTTCATATACCGTATCATACGTTTCCAATGCTGCACACTCAGTCTGAGCGCTTCAAGCTTCGACATTGTAGAACCCTTTCTTTGCTCTTGTTATTGCCACATACCGAAGATTCTCCTCCTGCTCTAACTCCCACGCAGCGGAGGCAGAGGGGTGGGGGAGAAGGTCTGGACGGAGAAGATAGACATTCTCCGCCTCTTTTCCCTTCATCTTATGGATGGTAGAGAGGGTTACTCCCCCTTCTGCGTTGAACATCCTTGAACACTCTTCAAGGGGATGTTTCCCTTGTGCCCAGAGAGCGAATGTGTCAAGAATATCTTTCTTGTCGATTAGCCGCGAAATCTCATACTTTTTCCCTTTCTCTTTTAGTTTGTCATGTTCCTCGTTAAACCACTCTTGTATGCCAGTGGGAGTAAAACCAAAGACGGAGTAAATGTATCGGATGGTTGGTTCTATCTCCTTCAAAATATCTTTGCCTAGAATGTGAGAAGGTACTCCGTCCCGGAGAAGTCGGAAAAATACTCCTACCAGTGGAGCGTTTGTACGACAAAGGATAACGTCCCCCGGCTTTACGAGGAAAGGGAGTTGTGTCTCGGAGACACTAGAAACCTCCCCTTCTATAGAGTCGGCGGTATATTCTATCTGTGGTTGTATGCTTCTTGCCAGTCTTATGACGGCTTTCGAGCAGCGATAGCAGATAGAGAGGGGGAGAGGATGACAACGGAAGTAGGAGGAGATGGAGGACATCCCACCTTGCCCTGCTCCCCTGAAACCATAGATGGCTTGGGACGGATCGCCTACGAGGATGATACGTCTAGCTATCTTCTCTATGAAATTCTGCTGTGCCTTGTTCAGGTCTTGTGCTTCATCGACAAAGACAGTGGGCCAGACGGTGAGGCCACCATCTGCCTCTAGCATATCATCAAAGTCGATGGTCTTACCTTCCCTACTCCACTTAAACATCTCTTTGAGTGTGTAGAGGTCATTTGGCTCCCTATCCAGGAGGTAGTGTTCTGATAGGGATTGAAGGATTTCTTCTGTTATGCCAGAGGCATGAAAGATACCTTGTCCCTTTAGGAGGGAGGACATCTTTGAGAAGTAGGGTACACATTCGTAGAAGGGAACCAGGGACTCCTTGTCGGCGTTCTCATCCAGTTGCATCACCTTGTAGCGGAGAATGTTTCCCATCTTCCTATCGTTTACACGGAGACCCTTACGAGCAAGAGCACTATAGCCAAGGGAGTGTAGGGTTTTGGCGTTCACACCCTTGGAGACGAGTGTTTCCGCTACACTCTTATTATAGGCCAGGAAGAGGGAAGAGTGAGTTGTTTTGCTGGCCTCTAGGATTGTAGTAGTTTTCCCAGAGCCGGCGACGGCGGTAACGGAAAGGTTCCTTTTATCCTGTCGGACAAAAGAGAAGATTGCGTTTTGATAGGATGAATAGTTCATTGTGGGAAAGGGGAGACAGGAACTCCGTAGTCTTTGGTTAGTGTGGCTTCTGTGAAGATTTCAAGGGGACGGTAACGGTGACAATAAAGACTTGGTTGGTTATCATCTGTCCAACCATAGGAACGAAAACCCAATACTTTAACTTTCATGATTGCAGTAGTTTTTATATGAGTGTGCTGACTGAAAAGCATTAGTTTGGCACTGGAGAGTGTGGTTAGATGGTATCCATAAGTACGGAGTTCAGGATCGTAGCACTTCAGGCCAGCATACACACTTGAGTACCAGACACCATCAATTTCTTCTTCATACAAAGCGGAGTAAAACCAATAAAGGTTGTCAAGATGACCATCGCGTACCCTTTTTACTGTGTACGCTATACCACTTTTGAACGTGGCGACCAGCGGACCATAGTATATACTACTTCTCGTTACGATATGATGACACATCTTTAAGCTCTCCTATATTCCACGTTATACAAGCGTTTACATTGTAGGGTTCCCCCTTTGGGATTCCCTACCCTATTTCACCAGTCAAATATCTCTAGGCTTTGAGGCTTCGCCTTTTGTGCTTTGGTGTTGCGAGAGGGGGCAACGAAAACAGGGTGTCTTACGCTTTCCCTATTTAACCAAAACGTAAAGACCTTGTAACCGTTCCTTTCGAGATCATCCTCCGTTGCTGCTACAAGGGAGAAATCCCTCGCGGTTACGTTGTATTGCCAGGCGTTGCGTGACATTGCCAACCACGCTTGGAGGTCACGCTCCGTCCCCAGGATGGCAATGGCTTTCCCCTTTGCTATCCAGTAGCGGCGACTGGTTAAGTTCCCAAACAATTCAAGTTGCATAGTGTCCCCCTCTATAAATAGGAAAACCCCGGCTAGGGTTTAATCTAGCCGGGGTTTTGTTCATTGCAGAAGACGGATATCCGCTATTCCATGGAATTGCAGTCGCGATTGACGTGCAACCACTGACCGGCGATTCAAATCAAAAAGCAATCAAAGTCGCCTTGACCGTCTTCGACCTTGACAACGACATTTCCAAGAAGCAGCCCAAGCACCTTTTAGTAATCTGACAGAACTGCTACCTGTTCTACAACACCA